TCTGTCTTCTCACAATAGGCAGTCCAGTATTTGCTGAAGGAGATACCAATAATAACTCAAATCCAGTCGCCGCAGCTACGGGAAATGTCACCAATCAGGCAGTGCAATTTCAGAACAATGGGGCTCCCTCGAGACAACAATTTTCTCCCGGGAACTCCTGTAATGGAAGCACTATGACATTTAGTCCTTTTTATATGGGCAACGATGTAGAGCCGCAGACTGAAGATGGTTATGTAATAAACGAAAACTGGGGATTCCAAATAAATTTCTCAGTTCCTTTAAATAGAGATCTGACTGAACAATGCCAGCGCATAGGTGCGTTGCATGAACGGAATATGAAACTCTCACAAGAAATGACTCGTGCACTCAAATGTGCCGAACTTCACAGGAAAGGTTTCACCTTTCGCCCCCTGACTGATGGTGCAAAATTGTGCCAAGACGTCATACCTATCCAATTAACAAAAAAAGAAAATGTTAGCAATCCTTAAACCATTCGTACTATCTGCACTTAGGTCACCAAAATTTAAGACTTTTGTAGTCGAACTACTAGAAAAACTAGTAGAGCAGAGTGATAACCAGCTAGATGATAAAGCACTAGCTATGGTTAAAAAAGGTCTAGGACTATAAAGTGTCAAATTCACCCACTCGTTGGGTTATAGATAATTTCTTACCTGAAGATGAGTTAATACAAATAGAAAAAGTTCTTTATAGCCAAGAGTTTCCTTGGTTTACAATGAATGGTGTTGTCGACGAAGGTGACACAGACAAAAGAATGGTGCATATGTTATATGCCAATAATGAAACTGATGATTACTTTGGTAATTTTATTCCTGTTTATAGAGAACTAAAAGCTGATTACATTATAAAAGCAAAAATAAATTTAGATTTAAGAGACAAAAAGACTTATAAACTACATACAGATCATCCATATGATTTTGTAGAAAGTAATAATCCTTGTTTGTTTACTGGTATTTTTAACTTTATTGATTGTAATGGCGGAACTTTATTTGAGGATGGACATTTTATAAAATCCAAAAGAAACACCATGATTATTTTTAGATCATGTGTTGTGCATGCTGGAGTCTGTCCTACTGATGAATATTTTAGATATGGATTAAATATTAATTGGATTGGTCAACCACCACGTAGAGGAGAAGCATTTTGACAACACGAATTACTGACCAAAATATAGTCATATTTGATAATGTTTTTACAGAAGATTTTTGTAGTAGCCTTATTCGTAAATTTGAAAAGAACATTAAAAAAGCAGTTCCCGGTATAACAGGAACTGGATTTAGTCCTCGTACAAAACGAAGTCTTGACATACCTATGTATGATTTTGACTGGATATTTACAGAAGAAATAAAAATCATTAATGATACTGTTAATGGTTATTTAGAGGAGTATCTTAGAAAAAGAAGAGAGTGGGAAATCTTACAACCTATTGATGGTAGTTTTGATAACCCTGTTGAAAGTGGAACATACAATCCTTTTTCACAACAAACTGGACAACAAGTATTTAGTGTAAATATAAATTTACAAAAAACATTTCCTAATGGTGGATATGACTGGCATCACGATGCTTCTGTTGACGTTAAAGATGGATTAAGAGTTTTAACTTATATTATTTACTTAAATAATGATGAAAAAGGTTGGACTCAATTTCAAAATGGCGATCAAGTACAACCGACTGTAGGAAGGATTCTTTTCTTTCCAGCTTGCTGGACTTATCTTCATAGAGGTACACCACCTAAAGGAGTAAAATATATTGCTACTAATTGGATATCTACAAGTATGGAAAGGTTACATTTTCCAAGAGTAAAACCTTTTCAACCAAAAACACAAGACCTTTTAGTTCAATTAGAAGACAGCGTATGAAACAGATACATTTACAAAGTAATTTTCTTACACCTGAATCGTATCTAAAAGTACAAGATTATTGTTACTTAGCAAGTTACAAGTATGGTGAATGGGATAATAAACATCAAATACCTACTGGTGTAGTACATATACTAGAACTAGACAGTGAGATAGTTAGTTATTTTCCAAGTAAAATAGAAAACCTTTCTCTGTATCGTGCTTATATAAATCTTTTTAACGCTGGAGAAACACCTAATTTTCATGTTGATGGCAAAGGGTTAACTTCTTTGTTTTACGTGAATGCAGAAAAATATAATTTAGATGAAGGTGGGTGTACAGAGATAGTTACAAGTAACCAATCTTTAACAAGTATATTACCTATACAAAATACTTTAGTGACGTTTGACGCTCAGTTAGTACACAGAGCTACTTCATTCAGAACAATTCCAAGATTTACAATAGCACTTAAATATAAATGAAAAAAAAAGCAACCGAAGACCAGTTCAACGAGTTGCATAATCTAGTTACTAAAGAGTTCCTTTCTCGCATCAAAGCTGGAGAGGCAACGACTCAAGACTTGAAAGCAGCTTGTGATTGGCTTAAAGCTAATGACATTAGCGGTGTTGCTTATAACGGGAATCCTTTAGAAAAACTATCAAAGGTTATGCCAACGGTAGATGCAAAATTAGTACAGGAAAAGCTCTATGGGCGAAACAGCTAAATACTACCAAAAGAATAGAGCAGCCAGATTAAGGCGTCTAGAACAACAAAGAAAATACAACAAAACAAAGAAGGGATTAGCACTGCGTGTTAATGCGAATCGACTTAACAGACAACTAGGAACCTACGGTAACGGCGACGGTAAAGACGCTGCTCACTACAAAGGTAGTACTACCAAAGGAAGACTTCAGTCTCCAAAAGAGAACAGAAAAAGCCGACTCAAAATACGAAACGCATGACCCCTCTATTACCTAGTCCAAAACATTACTTACAAAATTTAATAACCATGACAAGTTCAGATTCTAAACGGCTCTGGAGAAGAGCTGTAAAAGAGCACTTTAATTGCACATGTGTTTATTGCGGAAAAACTTATGATTTTAATCAACTTACACTCGACCATGTCAAACCTCGCAGCAAAGGCGGAGAAGATCTTACAACGAATGTTGTATGCGCGTGCAGGAAATGTAATGCAGACAAAGGTAGTAGCCACTGGCTGAAATGGATGCGGAAAGTATTCGGCTTCCAGCCACTTAGAGAACTAATTATTCATCAACACATAAACTAATTATGTCCCAGAGAAGAAAAAAGAAACTTGAATCACTCAAGGTTCGTAATAACAAATACACCCAAAGAGCTAACGAAAAGAAAAGAGCAGAGTTATCTAAAACTACTACTACTAATAAAAGAGGTAGACAGGTAGATAAGAAAAAGAAACTTTCTAATCTTTCCCAAGAAGGTCAAAGAGCACTGGTATTAAAACAGGGCGGACATGGTATGGGATCTGACTACAAGTCTTCAGAAAAGAAAGCATTTAAAGAAGCAGAGAAGCACCAGAAGTCAAAAAAGAAAGAGAATGGTAATAAATTAAAAATTAACAAGGACAAGAAAACTGGTGGAGGAGGTACTAAAACTCCAGCAGGATACGTCAGAGATAAAGGCAGAATGTATTCTCTTAGAACTGCCCAAGGTAAAAAACTAGCTAATGAATTGAAACGCAAGAAACGTGCCAAAGAGATGGCAAAAAATAGATAGTCCACATTCGTACAAATATATCGCCCCCTTCTTAGGGGGCTTTTTTTATGGCATTAAATTATGCGATTAAGCATGCCCTTAAGAACGGAAAGAACGGTGTAAAGAATGGATCTAAAGCTGTAGTCAATGGTAACGGTAACGGTAACGGAGTTAAGCTTGATTATTTAGTTAAGGGTCGTGAGAAATCTTTAAAAGCCCATGTAGACAAGCATTTTGAGAATTTAAAATACACCTCATCCCCAATAGGTAGAAAAGGTCAATCATTAAACATGAGAGCCTTTGGTTTGTATGAGAGAGAGCTTGACCCCCTCATAACTAATAAAGAGTTAGATATGAAATGGGATGAAACTATGGGTGCCGGTACTCGTGAATTGGGTGGAGAAGAATACAAATACCAACCAGCAGGAACTCAATTAACTAAACCTTCTAATATATCTCCGGGTGGTCAAAGACCTCTTATGACAAAAGCAGCTTCACTTATGAAAGCTGGTAAACAAAAAGTAAATGTTAATAGAAAAAAGCATTACGATTACATGAAAGAGGAACATCCTGAATGGGTAGAAGACTATACAGCTAAGAATGCTAGAGCAACTATGCTTAATAAACATGAAGCTGATAGGAGAATTGCTCAAGGTGAAAAAGTTCCTACTAAACCTCAATATGTAAGCTTTGAACACGATATAGCTATTAGAGCAGATAATTATTGGGATTACTTAGGTTATAAAGGTGCAAACTTTCCTGAGAATACCTATGTAAACCTAAATCCTGCTGCTAGAGATTTTAAAGACTTTGTTGAAAGTAATTTTTATACAAGAATGAAAACGAGAGGTAATGACTGGTATTTAAAAACAGACAAATCAAATATGAGAGATATAGAGGTCTGGGAGATAAGTACTGGTAAATTACTCGGAACTATAAAAATGCCAAGAGGTTATAACAAAGGTATGGGCTTTCCACAAAGTGCCAAACAAGAATATACAAAGATACTCAGAGAGAACGCTACAGGCTTCTCTGGGTAATTAATCCACATTCGTACATGAACGACGTTTTAACGTCCTTACAGGGCGATTTCAAGCTGTTTCTGCAAGCATTATGGGACCAGCTTGATCTCCCTTC